CCGTGTACGTCTCGTCTCCGGGTCCGGGGATAAGGAAGGGTGTACTCTGTCCATCCGTCGTTCGGAAGATCGCTACGAAGTCGGCCTGCGGATCAATCATAGATGGGTCGAGTCCTGCACCCGGAGCGAACGTCACACCCGCGAAACCGATGTGGTTGCCCGTGGCCGCTGACAGCGGTCCAGCATTTGATACCGTGTTGTCCAGCGTGTTGACAAGTGCGATAGCGTACTGCCAGCCGCCATTGAAGGTGCTTAGCGACCCCGGAGGCGGTGACGAAGACGGCCCTTGATTGATCCAGATGAGAGGAGGATTATCAAGCGTCAAGCCGTTGAGTGCCGCATTGAATGTCGGTGCTGTCGTCCCGGTGATGCCCGCACGGAAAGGAGCTTCTGTGTTGCTGGCCGGATCGATGATGGTTGTGTCTGGAAGCGTATAGTTCGTCTTCGCTGTCCAAACGAAGTCTGTGACTGGCCCGATGTTGCTCCATGTGAACTGACCCGAGGATTCAACCACGGTAGCATACGCGGGCGCGAACGCCGTGCTGAATGCTGGCCATGCGGGTTCGTTCGTGCCGCTCGTCGGGGTGCCGAAGGGTATAGGGTTGCCGTTGCACGTGACCTGAAGCTGCATACCTGAGTGGAACCAGTATGCGTAATCGATCTCAAAGCCATAGGTGCCCGCGCTAGGGAAGTTGACCACAAAGTTATTCGTGGAGAACCCACCCGCCTCGAAGCGGTTGTTATTACCGCCGAACACAGGATAGCCCATGTTCAAGGTCACTGTCTGGTTAGGGATGATCGGGTTGACATTCGTGCCTGATATAAGCGCAGCGCCGCCGCCGATGCCCCAGAGAATGCCATCGTGTGATGTGATCTGGAAAGCGTACTGTCCTGCAACAGGAACGTTGAAGGTGCCAAGGATGATGGACTGGAAGTCATGCTGGATCGATGGGAAAGGAACCTGAGTCCCTGTCGTCTCGCCCGCGCCGTTCAAGTTGTTCCACTGCTCCTGCGCTCCCGAACCTGTCGGGATGCCGGTCATCGACAAGCTTTCCAACGAGGTTGAGCTGGCGATGGCGCTGCCAGTGGTCACGGGGTTGTAGAGCTGAATCGTACCGGAGATAGACCCCGCGTTGTACAAGTACTGCGAGACATTACCACTGTTGATGTTTACGGTCTGCCCAGTCGAAAGTTGAAACAGGCTGTTCGTGCCCGCTGCGTTACCGATGACAAAGTGCCCGTCAGCGTACGCGGTGTGAGCTTCCCATACTAGGGAGGCTGCGGTCTGAATCATAGTCCAGACTGCGGTACCATCCGTGGTCGTGCTCCCAACACTGGTTGCCCATGTCGGAGTTGCCGTACCAGACATACCGACTGTGGATACCTGCTGAAGATTACCGTTGGTGTCGATGATTACGCCAGCAAGAGAGTACGAGGTGTTGGCTGTCCACGCTACTCGTGACGATCCAACCACGGGTGTAAGCGTGCCCGTAGGAGCAACAATTCCCCAATTCTCAAGAGGGTTGCCACGATTAGTCCAGACAGTAGTACCATCGGTTGTGAGACCTCCCTGAAAGTTGTTTCCCTCAGCCGGTACCTGCGGGTTCCATGTGGGCGCGGTGCCCCCGGAGATGCCTGCGGTCGTGAGCTGCTGAATGTTGCCATTAGGGTCGATGAGGAAGGTAGTGTCGAGCGGGGTGCCGTTGCCGGTCCAGTTCGTGTCGGCTGCCCACACTACGAGAGTCTGAAGCCATTTCTTCTGATCGATACCGTTGCCGAAGTAGAGCGTATTCCCTACGCTCTGCATGTACGACTGTCCCGCGTTAGAGCTGGTCTTCGTCCATACAAGGGTCTTTACCCCTTGATACAAAGAGTAGAGAGCCGAGGTCTGATCGACCATAATCTTGATCTGCTCATCGGTCTGGCTGAAGAGACGGAAGTTATAAAAACTGTCTACGTCATTCCATCCGTTGTTATCGTAGACAGAGTTGCCATAGCGACGGGCTAGGGTAAGCTTGTTAGTTACCTCTACGTTGACACCCGCTATCAGAGCGTCACCATTGGCACCGTAGAACTTCTCTACGATACGAGTGGTCGCTGCATCACGCAGAGGACTTCGGTTCGTCCAGATACCGCTGCTCCATCTTCCAGTATATATAGGCGCGAATCTTACCTGCTTCTGTGGTTGCGCTCCTGCCAATCCGAGTAGGTTGGGCATTGTTACTCCTTGTCTTCTATTTGGGATTGTGCCCACTTACCCATAAGAACTAGCTCTTCCATAGAGGCGTCATTCTTCATGGCATTAGCCCGCATTGATACGACCTGAACATTGCCCTTTACATAGCCTAGCTCTGGTCGTATCTTATCCAAGCTTGGAGAATTAGGAGAACTGACTCCAACACCGCCTATCAGCGGGATTCCAAGAATAGGACAAAACTCTGGGATGACAATATCTTCCCTGTCGAGAGTGAACGGTATACCCTTGGACTTAGCGCGGCCTTTTACGTACTGCCACATCCATCGCTCAGGGTGAGCCTTTCTCCATCTACGCTGGGCAGGGCCATGTACGTCTGGGTTGTAGCCTTTATGCGCGTTTGATTCACATTCTATACACGCCGAACGTTTACCATCACTGCTCCCCGGCCTGTCGTAGAACTTGTCCAGTTCCTTTGGCTTTTTGCATTTCGAGCAGACCTTCATGGTTTCCTTTAGACGGCATAGAGAGCTATCTTGTACGACGTGCCGTTGATGAGCACTGGCAAGAACGCCACTGGGTTAGCGGGCAGCGTCTCAGCTCCACCTGTTGCTGTGGTAGCGAGTGTGGTCCCTGCAATGACGAGCTGCGCTGGTGGTAGCACTGCTATCTGCTGCGGCACCCAAGTCCCGATGTTGAATGGGGACGGCGTGCTTATGACTTGCTGTGGGTTCGGTCCCCACACGCGCTGGCCGTCCGCGTTGTAGGCCGTCACGTTATAGTACGTGTTGGCGGGAAGGAGCACGTCGTTCGGCCATACCTCAGACCCCGCGACAACGTTGCCGCTGCCGTCGAGGTCCACCGTCACCCTGTAACCGGACACGACTTGTGTGGTGTCGTTGACCTGTGCGTCTTGGCTCAACTCAAAGATGAGTGAGCCGCCCGCGAGAGCGTTGCCCAAGGCATCCTGAAAAGCTCCGCCTGTGATTTCGTTGAGTGATGCCATGTCGCTCCTTATACTGCGTAGTACGGAATCTTCACCGTGGTGCCATTGATCGTTGTCTCCCAGAACCCAAGCGGGTTGGCGGGAAGCGTCTCACTACCTGCGGTGGCAGTTGTCGCTGTGACAGCAGAGTCAAGGTTCAAGTTTGGTACGTGGAACTCAGCATCGCCGGGGGAACCATTGTGAAGCAGTGTGAGCTGCGTGGTCGGTGACGTGCCTGTGCCGATGGTGCATGTCCAGTTCCAGTTGTCGGACTGCGATGCACTGCCGTCCCAATACTGGTTGGCGTGTCGGAACTCAGGGGCCGCCATGTTGCCGCTAGTGCTGGTTGCACTCACTGCGGTTAGCACTGAGGTGCCTAGCGAGGAGAACCCCGCATCAAATTGTGTCCCACCTTGGACCACAAGGGACGCGCCTTGGATGTTTCCTTGAACGCTAATGTTCGGCACTTGAAACTCAAATCCTGAGCCGGATGCATTCGTATGCGTAAGGATCAGAGTTGAGGTGGGATTCGCACCCGTCCCAAGATTTACGGCGAACTGCCAGTCGTCCGGCACACTCGCTGAGCCGTTCCAGTAATTGCTCTGGAAGATCAGAGGAGCAGCGTTCTGGTTGTTGCTGCCCGTCGCTGTGTTGCTGCTATAGAGGAACGCCTGATTGGAAGCAAATAGGCTTCCACAACTTACGTTACCGTTGAAGTCACCATTATTGCCGTTGAAGTCAAGGGCAAAAACATCAGTGGCGTACTGAACGATAGCTGTGCCAGTTGAACCTGTGTGACTAAAGAACAGAGTGCTGGTCGGGTCGGTTCCCGTACCCGGCTGAACCTGTACAGACCAAGTGTCTGGCGCTGATGCAGTGCCATTCCAATATGCACCCGTCAGTCCAAGCACAGGTGAGTTCTGGTTGTCGCTGCTCGTCGCCGCCGATGCCGTGGAGATTGAAACGTCGGAAGCAGAAGTCCATCCGTCTTCAAACGTCTGGGTGGCTGTCCAGTTATTATCAACGTTGAGCAATGCAACGTTGGCTAGGATGTTGACCCATGTGCCGGTCGAGAATACCTGTAGGGTACTCGTCGCCGTATCCCATACGGTCCACCCGGCGTTGGGAAGGAAAAACTCCCACCCCGGCACCTTGGTGTTATTTCCGCTCTGGGTTATCTCTGTAGACCATACCGCAATCGCGTTGTGTTGGCCCGTCCACGCGCCCGAGGGGGTTCCCTTGAGTAAATAGGCATCCCCGTTCGACGGAGAGCTTGGCGGGGCTGTGGTGGTCGTGTTGATGACTGCTCCCAGAAGGAGGGCATCGATAGCACGAAGGAAGGGTCGGAACTGGTCGTAGTACGCTTCCCCGATGTCCGCGTTGATAAGCAAGCCCAGACGAGGGCCAAGATCGACTGCCATTGAAACTCCTTAGGATGCAAACTCACTGCCGAAGGCTTCACCGAAGCCCGCTTCCGGGCCGGTACCTTGCACGACAATGTAGAGATTGGTTAGAACTTTCTGACCGTCCGCGTTGTACGAGTTCAGAAGGTAGGCCGTCGTGTTGGGTAGCATGGCGTTGTTTCCCCAGAATGTTGGGGAGCCTTCTACGTTGCCGCCTGAGTCGAGGTCTACTTGGACGACAGCTCCAGCACAGAGCTGGCCGCCGTCCGGGGTTTGTGTGTCTTCAGTTACGCGGATGATGAGGTAACCGTCAGAGAGTGGCGACCCATCAAGATCAGTAAAGTTGGTGACGGGAAACGGCACTCGTGGCATGTTATGACCCCATTGCTTGCGCGGCCTGCGTGACCTTGATTTGCTCCGCCTGCGGCTGGCCAGTGATAGAGTACCAGTTCTGAAGGAAGATGTTGCGCTGCGTCTCGCTTAGGCCAGTGTTCGTAGCCAGCAGACTGCTGATGAACTTACCGTTCGCTGTAGTGAAGCGAGGATCGTCCGCGAAGAGCCACATCAGGCTGAGGAAACCCCAGTTATAGATATGCGCGTACTCGTCGGGGATCGGTGCCCATGTCTGCTTTGTCTTCGTGAAGAGCGAGGGCTTAGCCTGCATCTGTAGCGTCACAGGGTATGCCTTGTCGGGTGTCGGCATAAGGCGGAACGTTAGGTTACCGTTGCCGTCATCGAACTGCGCCGACACGTACGTGGGACGGGCAATCTTCTCTTCTACCGATAGATCGATCTTGGTCTGAAGCTGCTTCCATATCGGCCCGTTCGAGGTGGTGTCCATGACGGCACCGTTCTCGATCCATGCCATCGTGTATTCGCCTTCGACCTGTGGATCACCGATATTGCCCTTGTTGGTCCACGTCACAGAGCCATCAGTCGTAGTGCCTGTGGCTGTGTGATTCCACGTAGGAGAGGAAGAGCCGGTCGTACCCGCTGTCGTACAGACTTGGGAGTTACCGGCATCATCCACAGTGAACCATCCGAGTTTTACTGCTGCACTCGCGGTGTAGTTGAAGAGGGTGTAGTCCTGCTGGTTGGCGACGGCGATGAAGCCCGTGACCACGCGGTTCCAACGCCAGATGAAGGGCGCACCAAGCATTGTCTGCTTGACCATGTTGGCCGATGTCTTGGCCGGTTCGATGAAGTTGCCCGTCGCGCTGTCGCGCATGAAGTTGAGCTTCTTTGCGAACTCGATAGTGTCGAGAAGTCGGATGCTGCTGCTAGGTGCTGACATGGGAGTGACCTTTCAAATAATTCGTCATCTTTTCGATGAGGTCGGGATCGTCTCCCAACTTACCGATGATGAGGTTGCATCGAGAGCAGAGCACAGCGCGGTAACTTCCCGGCTTACTGTGGTCATGGTCTATATGCCACTTCTTCTCAAAGCCTTGACCCCACGTGCAGTCAGAGGTTCCACAGATGGCACAGCACCCTCCCTGAGAAGCAAGGATCGCATCCCTCTTCTCAAGGGAGTCTATTCCATAGCGTTTACGAAGTACTGACTCAGTTCTCAGTCTATTCATGACTGCTGGTTTTTCAAAACGCCTAAGTCTCATGGATTCCCTAGGGCATTCTTTACAGCGCATACGACCTAGGGTGTCAGCCACTCTAGTATGTCCTTTACTACATAAGTTACTCATAATAAAGAACTTACCTACCAGGGTCCGTATGGATTACTGGGCGACATCGGGTTAGTGCCCCATGAACTATCCATGACAGAAGTGCCGGGGTAGAAGCCGTAGTTGTCTTGTTCGCGGTCGCTCTGACGTACTGCCTTGTCGAGAGCCTGCTCCCATATCTGACGCTCCATCGTGTACTTCGCTCGGACCTTGGGATCAGGGTTACGGCGATAGCACTCTGCGAAGAAGCCCTGTTTGAAGGCCCATTCGAAATCGTCAGGGAGTGGTTCTAATGTCTGGCCCACAGAGTAGAAGCGAGGAGCCTTCTTCTGTCCTTGGCATACGATGACCCACTGAGTACCGTTCTGGGGAGGGATGGGGTTCAGTCGTAGGCCCTGACCTGATGGATTGATTGCCGTCCAGACTACAGTGCCATCTTGCACGGTCGTTGCCGTGATGTTTGGACTCTTGACCGTTGGATACGCCGGGTTAGTTGGCCAGTCTGGTTGCGTGTTCCCGCAGGTTCCAAAGGTGGTCAGCGCCCACAGGTTACCGTTCGGGTCTGTGATGCATGTAGTTGCGTTGGTCGGGGTTTGCAGCGTCAGTAACGGCGACGTATAGATTACGCCGGGGCCGGGGTTCTGAAGGCCGCCGCGCCCAAGCCCGAGAGACGTAGTGTCGCCTGAGGGGTTGTCCGTGGTCGGGCCGAGAGGTGTCTGTCCCCACGTTCCAGTTTCCAGCATGGAATTTGGGAGCCAGCAGATTTTAGCCGGGTAGCCTGTCTGGTCATAGGTGACCATGAGGTCTTTGTTGACCTCGACGGGCTGTTTGAATTTTGGGATGGAAGTCTGATTGATCTGCGATGCCCACGCTGCTTCTAGCCAGCCAAGGTTCACCAGTCCGGGGATGAAGTAGTCCTGCTGATAAGAGATGGTGCAGAACTGAGGTAGGTTGGCACGATTCCACTTCCAGTTGTACGGCTGTGCAAGCGGGCCGCCGTTGATGAGCGCCTGCATGACATCGTTTGCAATTGAAAGGGCTGGGCCTTGGGAAGAACCGCCTGTAGCTAGGGCAGGAGATACGTCTCCAAGAGTTGCTGCGTCGTCCATAACTTCCTGAAGAGTGATCGAGCTATTAGGCATGTGTTCTCCGAATTGAGCAACCGGCTGTCACGGTGCCTGCTTGATTTTCACAGTCTGCGCCTTAGCGCAATGTTGCGTTCTTGGTGTTCTCACGGTAGAACTCGCCACCGTCAGAGTACTGGAAGATCACGCCCTTTGAAGGAGTGTTCTTCGTTTGGAAGTTGACTGCCTGCTTGTAGATTGCAAGAGCTGCGTTGTACGATTCCTGAGTCTTGTGATCGGACTTGACTGGGGGCTTCCAAGTCTTACCACAGCGCAGGCATCGCACCCATGTGTCGCCGTTTGCGAACGTGTGCATCAGTACTGCGTAGTCAGGTGAGTCACCCTTTCCGCCGACGACGCCGCCAGCTCCGTTGCCACCCTTGTGGTGGTTGCAACGATTCTGTTGCATCGCTTCGTTCTTGCGAGTGGACTCGATGGTCGCGCCCTTGGTGTACGCCTCTTGGCGAATGTTCGCACGCTTTAGCTCTCGCTCTGCGAGACGATCATTGATGTCTTCGAGGTTAGCTTTGCGCTCCTGAAGTTCGAGCTTCTTTAGTTCAAGCTCAAGCTGCTTGCTCTCGATCTCAAGCTCTTCGAGAGTCTTGGTCGCGGCTGACTTCACCGGGGCCTTGGGTGCTTCCTTTTCCTTTGGTGCGAGAGATGCTAGAACCTGCTCGGCCTTAGCCTTGCTCTCCAATTGAATGTCATTCAAAACCTGTTCGCTCAAAACCTATCCTCCTTTAGGATGTACTACTCCTCACCGTGAAGGGTGAGTTTGTTGCCGTTGTTGCGGAACGCTTGAAGCGATGCGTTGTAGCGGTGGTAAGCGTCGGTGACCTTAGGCCGACCGAAGAGCTTATTCGCTTTCTCCTCAGTGATGATGCCCTTGAGGATTAGTTGAAGAAGTGGTGTGCGCCACCCGCGCCGACGCTCGGCCAGTGGTACGCCGTGGTCATCGAAGTTGAGAACCGAAAGCTCCTGCATCCATCCTTGCTGGACCCAGCACTGTACGGTCTGCTCTCCGCCCGGAGTGAGCGCGACATAGAGGTCGGCTTTATCTAGGTGGACGTGCTGTCTGTAGTGGCACTCTACACCGGCCTTACGAAGACGGCTGATAAACTCTGTGTGCGTCATTGGGGTTCCGACACGCGCTTGCGCGTCATCGTACTCCTCTTTCGTCGCCCACTGGTACTGCTCAGAGAGTTCGTCGTTCATCTCTTTCTGGCGGTGAAGCTCTTCTTTGTTCTCGTTGCTTGCGAAGTTCGAATCGTATACGCGCTCGGCGTACTCCTCTACGGCAAGCTCAAGCTGCTTCGACATCTTGGTGGACATCTCTGCTGCGTATGTCTCCCAAGGCGCTGCTGTACTTGTGTGCGTGCCGGTAACTGCTGGTTGCATTCAAGACTCCCCTCTTGAATCAAAATGTGCCCTCTCGTACGAAGTCGATCACTCTCGTAGGAGAGAGTCGCGGCATCTTCAACTGGCCGGTCGAAGAGCTGCGAGATAGGCGCGTGAGGTTGCCTAGGGACACTGGGTAATCCACCCTCGTCCCATTGCCTCAGTTGCCTGTAGAACTCGTAGTTGCATCGGAATTAGCTGCGGCTTGCACGCGGTCGTAAGAGGCGATTGCTCTCAGCGCGAAATCAACTAGTTCTTCATAGTTCTCTGGTCGTAGCTCACTACTGAAGCCGCCTTCCCTCCAGAGTCTTTCCAATGCTACCTCTGCTTCGCTTGGAGCGTCGAACAGCTCCGCGATAACTTCGTCTGCTTCTGCTCGAAGCTGAGCCGACTTGCGTCGGAGAACTGTATTTACTGCACGCAACACTCGGTTGTTGCGACGGGCCGCGCTATCATAAGCGGGCGAATCGATGTACGCTTCTTTGGACATAATAGGCGGCTCCTCTTCCGCCTTTCTGTTTGGGTTGAATTACGGTACGACGTTGACAGCCACATCCGCGTAAACCTTCTGCGCAGGAAGTGTCTTTCCAGCCACGACAATCGTCCCGCCAGCGTTAGCAAACGGATACGATACTTCGACGGTCGATCCACCGGTCACGCCGTTGGCTGAAAGAACGCCAGTGGTGGAAACGGAAACAACCTTGGCTGTGCTGCCCGCAGGCAGCTCGCCGCCAGTGCCAGAAGTCAGCGAGGCCGCGCCGTCAGCAAAGTACGTGAAACCATTGGTACCGGTCTCCTGTACGGTTGCTGTTGCTGCGTGGGTCTCAGCGACAGTCGTGGTGCCTGTGTCGATGGTGATGCTGGTCGTGGTGTTCGCGGTCACGATACCGGCTGCGTTGTTCACAGCGTTGGTGAAGCCTGCGGTCACTGCGGACTTGCCAACAAGGGTGTTCGTTGCTGGTAGGCCGGTGCCGGTGAAGACTCCGTTGGCCGCCGCTGCACTCAGGGTGTAGACGGTGCCGGGGGTGATTTCGTTGCCGGAAGCATCCTCAAGCGTCGGGTCAAGCTGGAACGTCTCAGGGAAACCATTGCTTCCAGTGATGGAGATGGTGACCTGATTGTGTCCGACCTTATTGCTGATTGGGGACTCATTGCCGGGAACTACGACTCGCGCTGGGATGCCGAGGCCGCTAGTTGCTGCTGGATAACTCATGTTGATGTTTCCTTTCTATTGGTGATCCGATACAAAAAGAAATGGCTCCCGAGGTTTTTAGTCTCAGGAGCCAGTGTCTTAGCTGATTGCGGAAGCCGCATCAATCTCACGGATACGGATGGTCGTGTCAGGACCAAGCGAAGTCGTGAAGTGAACGCGGTACGAAGTCCAGCCGGGGATCAGCCCTTCAGGATCGGCAACAGTTGGCTCAGCGTTCTGCACAATGTTGCACTTGATGTTCTGGTACTCACCATCTCCGAACTCGGTGTCGCCCTGTGCTCCAAGCTTGATGCTGTAGATGCCATCACGCCCAAAGATGTAGGTACGAAGCGCCGTCAGGCCAGTCACACCCTTGTAGTTCGGGGTGGTGGTAACCTGATTGCTCTGGAAGAAGTGAACGCCCGAGGACGGAAGTTCGATCATCTCGGTCAAGTCCACCGAAACGAGGTCTTCCATCTTCATCAGCCCGACCGGGGTGTGCTTCAAGATGTCGATAGGTGCGTTGTTGCTGACATCCGAAAGTACATCGCCCAATGCGAACGGGTGAATGACGCCGCAGAATGCCTTGCTTGCTTCGTCGAACGGACGTACCGAACGGCCAGCAAGAGACTGCACTGCGTTACGAATCTGGTTCAGGCTCAGCGAGGTGAAGGCTGTGGTCGAAGTTGCACCAAGCTGCACAAGCACGCTGGAGTCAACGCTGGCTGCGCCGTCAGCGGTTGCACGGACGAGACCAGACAAAGACTCGCCAAGACGGTATGCAAGCTCACGGGCGACGTTCTCAACAGTGTTGTCGATTGCCGTAGCAAGAGACAGACTGGAGAAGTTAGCGTAGTCAGCGTACTCACCGATGGTGGCAGTCGTGGTAAGGACGGAAACGGAGATCGAGCTGCCCACGGTTCCTTCGTTGGTCTGCGCGGTGTTCGCAGCCAGAGGAACGTACATGAACATTTCGTACTGGTTACCGGACTTGGTTGGCAGGTCCAGACGCTCGGAGCAAGCTACGAACGGGGTCTGCGCTTTGAGGTTTTCACGGAACTTCTTGTCATAGAACTTTACCGTGGACTGAGGAAGGTTGCCCTGTAGATTTCCAGCAGGAGTGTAACCCATTGTGATTATCCTTTACTTCAAAGACATCACTTACTTCTCGCCTTCTCCTCCCAGAGATGATGAGTAGTGTGTCGCTGCCTTTTATGTGAAGACAATCCCTCTGCTCGTAATCCGACGAGTGTTTGCGATTGCGCGGTCAAGGTCTCTGACCGGCTTTTCCTCAGCACATATCTAAGGTGTATCGTTCCCTGTAATCCGACAGGACTGTACACAGTACTTCAGACGAAGCGTTTCCGCATGGTCACGCCATGCTGTCGTGCTCCGTAAATGTTTGGTTCAAAGGAAGCGATGCGATAGCCCTGATCGAAGTAAAGCTTCTGTGCAGGGTTCTCGACTCTACAATGCAGCCAGCCACTTTCGTAGCTCTGCTTGTAGTGCTTCTCAAATTCTTGTAGGAGAGTTGTTGCAGCGCCCCGTCTGCGATAGTCAGGGTCTACTGCAACACTCCAGATGTATGGTGTCCCTTTCGAGACTTCCGAGATAAGGTGCGCCTTGATGCGTTTGTCTACGATGACCCACGCTGGGTTGGAGGCAAGTATCTTGCGCAACTGATGCTTCGGACAGATGTCGTCAGGATACAGTCGCTCCACTTGATCGACTAGGTAGTCGGTCTCAGATTGCAGCGCCAGCCTGATGTCCATTAGCCCTTCTTCATCAACTTCTCAACCTTAGCGGCGAATCCCTTCTCGCTCAGCAGACGGCGCTTGTACTCGTCGGGCGGCATCGCGTCGATGGCACGCATACCGGTGAAGGTGCGCGTGGGACCGACTTGATTTCCCTTCTCGTCATACTGCTTGAACTCGTAAACGATGTCACTTCCTACAGGAGCACTTACGCCCTCACTGCGGGAGTTGCCATTGTTCAGGCCGGTAGGAACCCTTGAGGCAACAGGCTTAGCCGCGACAGGCGGTTCTGTAGCCAATGCCGGGTGCTCGGTAGGAGCAACGCGCTCGACTGGAAGCTGGTTCTCAATCGGAAGCGTCTCGACCACGCGGGCCGGTTCGACGTACTCGTTTGGATCGGCAGGAGGCTGCTCGGTGAATCCCACGACATTGCTAGGCGGTGTTACCGGAGAGACGGGAAGTTCTACGACTTCCAACGACGTAACCAATACGCCCTGATCCAAGAGGAACAGGTAAGCCTTCTCGAAGTTCTCTGCGACCGGCGCGAGGTTGTAACGATCCATCCAGCCGATAATGGCCTGCATGTTCTCGGGACAAATTACGTACTCGGGATTGCGACGTTTGAAGATGTCAACTTCTCGCTGAGCCTGTACGTTGTCCACCTTGCCCTGAAGGTCAGAGATGACGGTGCGCAGACCTTCGCCAGAGATGCCGTAGGAAGCCTCCACGATGGTCTGTGTGGCCTTGTCGAACGTTTCTGGGTCTAGGAGCTGCTGGGAAAGTTCTAGGCGCTCTGAGGCGCTTAGCGTGCGCGGATTGAACTGCACACCCGCGACGTTGCGCGGTGCTCTCTCGTCAATAGACTGCTGGTCTAGGATTCCCAGACGGTTGTTGCGAGTCTCTGTTCGCAGTTTTCGGATAAGCTCAGTGTTCTGCTTGACGAGCTTATGGTTCAGCTCATCCTGCGTGCGGTACTTGATGACCTGCTTGCCGCCGATGGGACGGTTGTCTTCGTCAGTCGGCTGATACTCAAAGCGAAGTTCTGGCAGGTCCGAAGGAATGCCGTTCTCTTGTTCGTTACTCAAAGTGGTCAAAGATCGTCCCCTCCTCAGAAGACTCAAGTAGATCGTCAGATGTACTTGCTGGCGGCCCCATCTGAAGCACGCCGTCTGTTACGTCAGCCTGCACTTCGAGGGCCTTGCGGCTGCCGAGGTACTGACCGACTTCGTTATTGATTCTCTGGACGCCGCCTTCATAGAGCTGAGCTGCTACCTTGGCGCATCGGTGTTTCTCGATCACGTCCTCTGTATCTTCGGACGGAGTATTGATGGTATCCAATATGAACTTGGTGCATTCATGATCGAAGATTCGCTGTATATGTCGCCAGCCAGCAGAAGAAATGGTCTGCGTAATCTCCGCCTGCTCATGAGGTGCTAACACAAGGATGGGTACGAAATTTGAAATGCTGCGTTCGATCACTAGCCCTCCCCGGCAGTGATATGGAATTTGGCTGTTGGGGTGCTCCCCCATTTACTCTGCTGGTCCAAGCAGACACCGATCCATGTCTTATGCAACTGTAGGCTGTTGTCCTTCCAACCCGCCAGTGCTCGGCAACCCTTCGGTCGCTTCACTCTGAGCGTTGTCCTTGAACGACTCACGTACCAAGTCACGCTTGATGCGATTGTCGTTAGACTGGTCTTCAAGCTGCTGCTTCTGCTGGAACTTCTGTTGGTTGCTCTGTGCAGTAACGGCGGCTTTGGACGCGGCCTGCGCCTGCTGCGATGCAGCGGCACGCTTCTGTTTCATTTCCGGCGTCATCTTCTTGATGATGTCGTTCTTGTTCTTCCACTCCGTTGACTCGATCCACATCATGACGATTTCCTTCCAGTTGATGTACTCCTCGTTGATGTCAGCGAGAGATTCAACAATCTGGGGGTTCTCAAGAATCTGTGTGATGAGAGTCATCGACTGCGCCATTGTGCGTTTCGCCGCAAGCGCGGCACCGGCCAGTACTTCGAACTCGATCTTAGCCGCGTGAAACTGGTCAAGGTCTACTTCGTAGTCGTCGCCCATCTCTTCGCCCAGTACTGCATAAATCTCGGCGTCTGATAGGTATCGCATGACGAGCATGTCGAGGATGTAGAGGAACGGGCTGAACACCTGTTCGATGAAGTTGTCGAGCGGCCCGTCGAGACGAGTCGCGCTTGCACTTGCGAGGATGCCTGCGCCTCCTGCGGTGCGCCCCATAGAAGAACGGGGGCCGGATGACGAGCCTTGTACGAGCGCTTGATCTGCGCCCGATGCGGACTCGGTTGCCTTCTCTGACTCGCTTAGGGCCGACCAGATGTCTGGTGGAACCTTAGGAGTGTCGAGTAGGTGATATGCTTCTTTGGCGATACCGTCCACAGTTAGAATCTTACCGATCCCGGTGCGTATCATTTGCGTCGGCGCGTTTGTGTCGCGCTGGCGAAGATAGATCGGGTTGATCCCGAACGACAGCATCTTCAGAATTGCGTTGATGGTGCCTTGGTCGACGCGCTGATTCTGTCCGACGATAAGGCCGAGGCCCATGCCGTAGAATGCCTTGGCGCGGTTCCACCAGTTTGCACTGAGGAACGGGATAACGCCGAACTTGTTCTGTCCGGTGAAGATCACTTTCTTGCGGTCGATGACAAGAACCTTGCGGTTTCTATCCCAATACTCAAGCACTTCCATCTTCTTGAAGAGCATGTCAGGGGTCACCTGAATGTTCATCTCTTCAGCATGGTGAACTGCACCGCGCATGTACGCCATTGTGTCGCTGGCGAGTACTGGTGCTACGTTCGTGCCGGATGGTGCGAACCACCACTTGCGAAGCTCGTCTTCAGACTTCGGCAACTCCCACCCATCTTTGTCCGGGTGATCTTCGGGAAGCTCTTCGAGAGCTGCGCGGATATCGTTGAGCTGGTAGAAGTCCATGTAGCGAACGTCGATCACGAAGTCTGCTTTGCGGATATCCCCGACATCGCACTTCGGGTCTACGAACACCTTGTTGATCGGGCGCGACTCGAAGAACGGTCGCGGCACAACACGGGACTTACGCTTCACGTCTGGGGGTACATCCAGAGGAACTTTCTGCGTGACCTGATCCTGTCCTACACCACCAGTGATCGTGGTCGTAGTGGACTTGCGTTCCCACGTTACCACTTCCTTGTAGTCAACTCCCCACTTCCAGATGCCGGTGCCGAGGCAAGCCATCTGTTCGAGTCCCCACTTGGTTTCGGTCTTGAATCCACAGTCGTTCAGCAAATAGCTGAAGAGCACGGTCTTGGCATCTATGGTGTCTTGACTCGTGCCTGAGCGCGGTCGGAGTACCATCGGAGGGTCTGCATAGAACAGGCCCTTGTAGAGAGAGGGTACGACAGAGTTCACTACCTTTGCTACTGTAAATCGTTGTACGTTAGGTTCGAGGACGTATGTGTTCTCGTACACTGACATCGGGCGCGGCGACTGGTAGAGCAAGTCGGCATCACGCCACAAGAGGTTCCACTGCTTCTCGCTGATGAAAGCTTCGGCTTTGCTGGCGCTTCCAAGCACGAGTGCTAGGTCAGCGTTTAGGGTCTTGAGGGTTCCACCCTTGCCGTAGTCCAATGGGTCAAGCGTCTCACGTGCTACACCGTCCGCGACTATCCCCGGAGCTTCATTTAGTTCAGCCATGTTTCTCCTTAGTTGAATAGATCGGCAAACGGGTCAGTGCCCATTGGCTCATCGCGGAACATACGGCTGTTGTCGATCTGGAACGCAGTCACCGGGTTGTCATCATTCACGAGCTGGGCCTTTATGTTCATGTGAGCATACTTGCCAATACCGTGTACGAGTTGATGACGTTCGTGGTTCTGTTGATCTGCAACATACTGCGAGTTCACCATGTCCACTTTCGATCCCACATCGGCATAAGAGATGAACTGCTCAACCAATAGGGATAGTGCGGAGATAATGTCGTCGTGTGTGTCGTCGCTGGTGCCCGTGAAGGCTTCGAGTTCGTTGTAGAGTTCGTTCAACCCTTCGCAGGAGTTGAGGAAGAACATACGCTCGTCGCCAAGCAGTCGGAGTACCGGCTTGGCTTTCATCTGTTTCGAGTTAGACTTCTTGCCGAGGCCCAGAGAGCAGTACTCAATCGGAATGCTGATTTGCAGCTTGTCCATCTCTCGACGGAGTTCGCGTCCCATCCACTTCACGCCCACCGAGTCTTCGATGGCGATTCGCTTAGGCTTCCATTTGTACGCTGTGTTGGCGATAACCGCAGGCAGCTCGATCTCGTTGAATCGTCCGCGCACCATGTTGAGGATGTAGAAACGCCCGCCATATATCAGCGTGGTCAGGATAACGGTGTAATCGGCCCATGACTTTGTTGAATACGCTGTGTCTACTGTCGTCACGACTACGCCTTGCGGCGGCAGCATGTTGTGCGGGATAGTGCGCTTCATCAGAAGGGCACGCTCGAACTTGATACGGTTGATCTTTCTCGGGTTGTTGAGGTACTTGATGGCGAACCCTTCCGGGTCCGTCTTTCTCTCATCATACAAAAAGCTAAAAGGCAGACGCTCAGGGAACCAGAGTTCATAGTCTGGACCTTTGGCGTCTACGTCGGTCTTGCCTTCCTTGATCGCTTGATCGGTGAGCCACATTGCGGCTCGAAGGTAGGTCTTGGTCTTGTACTCGATGTTCAGTCGCCCGGAGTCAACGCTGCCAGTGATGAGGTTCGA